ACACTCATGCCAACGAGTGTTCATGGTCTAGACCTTAGTCTACATCACCACAGGCAAAAGTTAACCTATGACAGCTAAGAAGAAGAATAATAGAAGGGTTAATCCCTTCAAACTTATCCTCTCCCTAGTGGAGTGGCTTAACACGTCTATCATAAAGATAGACAGACGTGCGCTACTCACTGTTCTAAAGGTCATTCAAAAGATTAAGCGTGTTTATGATACTCGCGGCAAAGCCGAGTGTATCGTTTACACGAAATCCTTGAGGTTGACATTCTTGAAATATCTCTTTGAGTTAGATCAAGAATTGACGCCAACAGGAGATCCTATCAAATTACCTAAGATCTTAAGACCGTATAAATCTATTATAGAGAAGAAGAAGAGTTACCCTTTTATTAGGCTAGCTCTCTCCTCCCTATATGTTACAAGATTTATTCGGTTAGAAGCAAAACCATCTTTGGACACTATAACGAAAAGGCCCGGCTATGCCGGGGACCCTCGTTTAAGTACTCCAATGATGATTGAGTTTCTTAAAGACTTAGGGGTTAATTCTAGAAGTATGGGAAAAGTTCCTAAACACATGGTGTTTAAGAAATTCCACATGACGTCAAAATCTGGACCCCAAGGGCATGCCCTATGGAGTTCATATCTCGACGCACGTTGTATCGACTCAACCACTTTCGACGCCATTGGCGTTGTTGGAGGTGAGAAGCTTAAACGTCTTCTCTCCATGAATTTACCAGCTTCAACTATAATAATGGGATTGTTAGAGCACTACACGTTTCGAAAGAAGCGGAAGTGTATTCGGCGAATCTCAGTAGTTCAAGATAAAGAAGGTAAGTCACGGGAAATAGCAATTTTAGATTATTGGTCGCAGTGTGCTTTAAAGCCACTGCATCATTATCTCTATAAATGGCTATCAAAAATTAACCAGGATTGTACTCATAACCAATCTAAACTATTGAGAAAGTTAGTTCTTACTCAAGGGTCATCATACCATTCAGTCGATTTAACGGCTGCAACGGATAGATTTCCACTGGAGTTTGAATGGACTCTCTTAAGAGTTTGGTTTGGTAAGGAGTTTGCAGATTGTTGGAAACACGTGATGGTCGGCATCCCATTTGTATTTGGGTCTCGTTCCGTAGTATACGGAACGGGAAACCCAATGGGTGCCTATTCATCATGGGCTACCTTTGCAATCTGTCACCACTTCTTCATTTGGCTAGCTTGTAAAAAGGCTAACCGAAAATGGAGGCGGTGTCCTTATATGTTACTGGGCGACGATATTGTCATTGCTGACGATGCCGTTGCTTTTCACTATAAGGAACTCCTTTCTGAGTGGGATATACCTTATTCGAATATGAAAACTCATACTTCGAAAGTAGGGTATGAATTTGCTAAGCAAATCATACTCCACAATAAGAATGTATCTCCCTTTCCTTTAGCTGCTCTCTATGAACGTAGAAACTCACCGATTGAATCGGTGGGAATCATTATTCAAGAGATGTGGAAGAAGGACTGGACCACAGATGTGAAGGCTCCTATAGCCCAATATTTATTGCAAGTCCAAGGTTGGACACGCCCACGAATTCGGGCGTTTCAACCTAAACTTAATTTAAGTATTGGTCTTCTCTCTTATCTACAAGATCGCGGTGATTTAGGTAGGCCAGTATTGGACTACGTATCCACCAAGACGCGAAGATCCTGGACAGTTGCACCGATACACATGCGTAAATTATCGCGATGGTTATCGATGAAAACTGTTCACAAGCTCTTCGAAGAGTCGAGAGATAGAATAATCAGTGATACAAATAAACTACCGCTAGGCCAATTGGCCACGCATGTAGTTATGTGTTTCACTGCTGCTATGGAAGCCGGAAGGGATTGTTTCGATTTAATCGAATCAATTCCTTTCTTACAGGTATACGGGCAAGCTGAAGAATCTTTTATTAAGATTCAAAAGCCACTTATGGATACTGGATTAGAGGAGATTGGATCTTCTCTAAGACAGGTTATCGCAAAAGTCGATATACCACTTTCGGACCGGGACTTCTACACACGGAATCGTGATGTAGTTGTTATCCAGGCCCTGAAAGCCTCAAATATTATGATAGAGATCATCAAGCGATCACCCCAAATTGTTACATGGGATGGCCAACTAGATCGAACCCTACCTTGGTATGAATATACCATTTATGAGGAAGGGACGTTACTAGAAGACAAACGTATGCCACGACGGGTGAAACCCGAGGGGGACAAACACTTTCTTTAAGTGCCCCTTAGCTTTCCTTATCCTATTGAGGAT